CAGCGGGTCCAAGCAGGCAACTGCACCTCTAGATTCACCATTACAGTGAAACGTAAGTGAATTGCGTCAGCTGTAGTGCTGGAGGTCCAAAACCGCAATGCGGTGCTACTTTCGTAGTGACAATTGTCATGAATTTAGTGCTAATTTGCACGGGTTAACATCACGGGGTCGCTAGTCGGCTCCTATACGGAGGTAACTATGCGTACCGAAGAGGCTTTTACGGACGTGAACTGGGACTTGAAATTAAGTCCATACAGTAATCGCACCGAACCTCGTACAGATACTTATCGTAGTCTGTACAGAAGACGTGATGACCCAATGTCTACTCGACCGATTGGAAATGGCAAGTTTGTCTATCCAACAGCATACTTTACTGAGGTTCAAGAACCAAAGCATGGTATGTCCAAGTCTAGCAGGTATGGGACTCGTTACAACGAGCCACCAAACCCGGCTTCAGTGAATCATCCAAATGTTTCACTGGTTTCGACTGCAAACGTGGTTAACGCTGCGGTTGTAGACGCTGGACGTGGTAACGCTTCTTATGGTGAAACGGCCGCCGAACTCGGACAGACCGCTCAGATGTTTAAATCTGGCGTCTTCCGTAGTGTAGCTGCTGTTAACCAACTTAGACGAAAACAGTTTGCACAAGCATTTAACACGCTTGGCATCCCTGGTGTCGCTAAGAAAGCGAAATCGCTGTCGAAAGACAGATCCCTTCAGAAAGCCGCTGGCGAAACTGCAAAAGATGCAGCTAACCGGCACTTACTGATACAATTTGGGATCATGCCAATAGTCGATGATATTCATACGGCTATTGAACTTTTCGAAGGCAAACTTAACAAAGCTCCTGATAGGGGCGATGTTATTTTCGGCTTTGCTACCAATGAATACGATGTTCCCCAGCAGGATAGTGAATACTATCATCCGCATGGGGGTCGATACTCTATGAGCGTCGATACCAAAGTAAAACAGAGGTGCAAGATCCGTTATGTCTGCGAAAATAAGTCGCTGTTATACGCCGCAAACCAGCTTGGTTTGGCAAATCCTACCAAACTAGCTTACGACATGTTAGCCTTGAGTTTCGTATTCGATTGGTTCTTCCCAATCGGAAACTACCTGGAAACCATGTCTTCCACTTTCGGATTGCGCGTCACCGACGGCTACGTGACAACTGTTGTTGAAACGAAAGCTCGTATAGGTGCGCTAATCAATACCGGATATGGAGGCGGTGTACTTATAGAAGATCCTAAACTAGATGTTTGGAGCTTCCAACGGTACAAAACAGACGGCTCTATGCAGGTACCTGAACCACAAATGCCAGAAATTGGCATCGGTAAAGCTATGACTGCACTATCACTCCTAGCCCAAAGGTTAGGTTAAACACACTAAAGTCACCGCAAGGTGTTACAGAAGGAGGGCAAAATGCCTAATCCTGCAACTATTGCCGTAGCACACGGCACACCCGAAGTTACAAGTAACTTCAACCCTGTTGATCGTACTGGTAACCTCACCACGTTTCGTGGCGAGACTACAGGTCCAATCGTTGGGGCACCACGCTTGTTTGTTTCTGTGAAACGACCAAGCGCGTCTGAAAGTAACTATAAGGTCAAGATTCGTTACGAATCTCCGATCTCAGTTACGGACAGCGAAGGTGTCGCACGTGTAGTGCGTACTAACCGTTGGAATACTGAAATTTCAGTACATAAAGACTCAACCGTTGCTGAGATCAAGGAACTGGCAGAAGTGGCGTTAGCCGCTCTGTCAACTACTGAGCTTAAGCAAGTGGTTGAAAACCTAGAAGGTTTCTTCTAAGGTTATGGCATATAATGGAGGTTCCGTATGGATTTCTATGCGGCTCCTACCATTCATGAGACAATTGCGTGGATCATTCTAGACGTTATACGTCAGATTGAGTTTGCGCTCGTACTCATGATGCCAGTCTCTGGCTAGGTAAAGGAGAAACGATATGGAGACATTCTACGTCGTGCTTGAGTTACTCTTAGAGTACTCAGTGTATGCACTAGAAATACTTAACATCATTTCATACTTTGCTTACTAACAGTAAAACAGGAGAACTACAATGGGAATAACTCATCGTAGAAATAGGAAGAAGCAATCCGCTTCTGCCAATCGCGCACGTCGATATGACGCCGCTCCAATGAATCTTTCAAAGCTTTGTACAAAGCTTGCGTCTTGCCTACATACTTCGTATATGGGCGAATACGTTAGAGACATTGGCTCCACTCCCAATCCGGCCTTAGCGGCCGATGGGTACAGTTCTGCTGATGCCTTCCGCCATGATTACATGTTGTATAATCTGGTGAGAAAGCTGAATGTTGGCGGCTCCAATACTTCTCATGATCTTGCGATCGAGAAATTTGTTGCCACTGACAGTAAGCTAGGTGAAGTGCGGGACCGTCTTAATAATCCCTGGCTGGCTCTAAATGAGCCTACAACATTCCGCATCTTGCGGAGTGCCAAGAACAAAGTCAGACGGTTATTGGGTTCGGTTCCCGATTTACAGCAGATCTTCGAGAATAGCTCTTTTTCTCATGGTGCTTCTGCACTACACAAGAGAATTACGGGCGAATCTCAGTTCAAGTACTCCTTAGAGTACCCCGAGGTTACACCACTAGCGGCCCCACTTCTACAAAGTTTTGTAGAGAGGGCTCCTCTCTGGCGCGAATGCGTTAAAGGGTTTACGCTGTGTGAGTATAACCGAGTGACCACTGTACCGAAGGATGCCGAAATCGACCGTCCGATTGCCTGCGAGCCTACATTAAATATGTACGCTCAAAAGGGAGTCGGCGCCGTAATTAGGCAAGCCTTAAAATCACGCGACATCGACCTTGATGACCAAACGGTTAATCAAAGGTTGGCACTTATAGGTTCTCTGACTGGCAATCTTGCCACAGTTGACCTTAGCGCAGCTAGCGACTCAATTTCGATTGAAATCGTAAAACTGCTCTTGCCTGAAGCGTGGTATGATCTCCTGCTTATGCTCAGATGTGATAAAGGCCTCCTACCTGATGGTCGTGAAATCGTTTATAATAAGATTTCCTCCATGGGTAATGGCTACACATTTGAGCTGGAGTCCCTCATCTTTTGGGCTATTGCCCAATCGTGCGAAGACTCACTAAGCGAAGATCCTGGTACACATCTATGCAGCGTGTACGGCGACGACATTGTTTGTCGTTCGTGCACAGTGCCTCTTTTAACAGAGGTATTCGCTGTATGCGGTTTCAGTGTGAACATAGATAAATCGTTCTCAACTGGCCCGTTCCGTGAAAGTTGTGGTAAACACTACTTTCGCGGTGTAGATGTCACCCCGGTGTATGTACGCAGTCCAATACGTCACGTTTCGCAATACTTCGTGTTTGCGAACGAGTTACGTCGTTGGATGCGCTCATCCCTAGGTGTTGATGATCCACGGTATACTTCGGTTTATCAATGGATTGTTAATCACCTTCCTTACAGTTTGCGCGAACCGCGCATTCCGGATGGGTTTGGGGATGGTGCACTCTTTGGTTCATTAGACGAGGTTAAACCATTGTTTCGCTATGATAAGAAACGTGGTACCTATGTCTATAAAGCCAAGCTACTGACGAGAGTCAGATGTATGTGCACTCCGAAACGATATGAGTACGAGAACCTTGTTGAAATATACAAAGGTCTCGGCGGTCTGATATCAACATTAAACTCCGTGCAAACTGAGTTTGATCCTGATTCAACCCGTTACTCATTCGAGAGACCGAAAGAAGATTTGTTAGTGAGGGCCTCCAAGCCTCTTACTTTCGATCGACTGCCGGTACCGGGACACTATAAATACGAGGTTCGCAACCTTGTTATTTATGAGTGGTCGGACAGGTAACTGTCCTCGTGGCTGACAAGCCCCTAGTGGAATTCCCGCTAGGCCCAGTAATGGGTGGAGTCGGCATTTGCCGGCAAACGTATCTTTGATACACTCGCTGCTCGCGTCGCACAGCTGTGCG